GGTGTGGTGGTGGCTTCGTTCCCCTAATTACAACAACAACAATAATTTCCAGAATGTCAACACGGATGGCAACAACAACAATAACAATGCCAATTACTGTGCTGGTGTGCGGCCCGGATTTTGCAAATATACACGGTCAAATGTAGTAACAGAAGGCAAACGGCTTTTCAGGTGAAAGACGACCGATGTAAAAGGAGTTGTACTTCCTTGGGTTTCAATCCCTAAAACTGCCCTTTGATGCCCTTACACGGACGCTTCTTGCATGGTGGGTGATTGTGCCTTAACCCATTTCATGTGTGAGGACAAAGCAATTTAGATGGCACCCTACAACGAATTTGTACGAGGGGCGAATACTTTTATTATGACAAGCCAAGAACGGCATGAAGCAAGGTTCCAGCGCCGCAAAGCAAAGCGGTTGGAACGGAAACAGGCCCGGTGTGATAGCCTTGGGCCAATGAATAAAGTTTTTTCCTATCGGAAGATGTTCTTCTATGGGAAAAAGTGCTGTAACGGGGTGCGGTGGAAGCAAAGTGTTCAAAACTTTGAAGGCCACCTGTTTTCTGGTACGGCAACACGGCGGCGAACGGTGTTGGAACAGACTTGGAAGCCCAAAGCCTGTTCCCATTTCACCCTTCGGGAACGGGGCAAAATCCGCCCGATAGATGCCCCGCACATTACGGATCGACAAATCCATAAAACCCTTTGCAATGAAGTTCTGATCCCGCTGTATTCACCTTCGATGATCTATGACAACGGGGCAAGTCAGCGGGGAAAGGGCCTTCATTGGCAGTTCAAGCGGATCAAACAACAGCTTGGATGGCATTACCGGCGTTATGGCCGGGAAGGTGCTGTGTTGCTGTTGGATTTGAAAGGGTTCTTTCCAAATGCTTCCCACGCCCTGTTATATCAGCGGCACCGGGAATTGATTTTGAATCCTGAACTTCAAAACTTGGCTGATACCGTGATTCAATATTCCCCATGCCCGACACCGGGCCGGGGCTTGCCTTTGGGCGTGGAGCCTTCCCAACAGGAAATGGTGGCGTTACCAAGCAAAATTGACCAATGGATCAAGTGTCAGGCCCGTGTTCATTGCGCCGGTCATTACATGGATGATTACTATGCTTTCTTTCCCACGGTGGATGAAGCAAAGCTGATGGGCCATGAAATTGTAAGGCGTTTTGAAGCCGCTGGAATCCGAGTGAACAAGCGCAAGTGTAAGGTGATCCCGCTTACAAAGCCGTTCCGGTTCTGCAAAGCCCGGTTCACACTTACCGAAACCGGCAAGATCAAGGTGAATGGAAGCCGGGATGGAGTGAAACGGGCAAGGCGAAAACTGAAGCTGTTTCACAGGGAGTTCAAAGAGGGAAAACGATCCTTCTTTGGCATAGAACAATACATGGAGTGCCAAAGCGCCTATTACCGGAACTTCAACGATCATGGCCGGTTGTTGCGGTTGCGGCGGCTTTACCATGCAATCTTTTTCGGAGGTGGACAATGTTTAGAATCATCAAAGCCGGGGCCGGTATCGGCCTGACCGAGAACCTGAACTACATCAAGAAAGCCGAAAATGGTTGCTACATCCTTTGCCCGGAGCATGACGCTTCGGGCATTGTTTTTGAGGGTGTGGCTTACCATTTGTTGGGCCGTGCCGCTATGGACGAACTGGAAACTGTGAGTTTGGAGGAAACGGACGCAGGAACCGAGATCACCAAAGCCACAGAAGCCGGTGGAATCGTCTTTGTGACCTTGGCGGAAGCCGGGAGCATTGACGCTGAAACGGCGGCGGAACACGCTGATTTGTTCGCTGAATGGGCTTTCCCTGTTGGCTACACGGTGGGGCAGATTCGCCGGTATAACGGAACCCTTTACAAGTGCGTTCAGGCCCATACTTCCCAAGCGGATTGGACACCGGACACGGCTTCCAGCCTGTGGAGCAAAACGAGTGATCCCGCTGAAGAATGGCCCGAATGGAGCCAACCGGTGGGAGCGCATGACGCTTATTCCAAGGGGGCAAAGGTGAGCCATAAGGAAAAGCATTGGATTTCCACGGTGGATTCCAATGTGTGGGAACCCGGTGTGTACGGGTGGGAGGAAAGCACGGATGGAGTATAAGACCTATGTTTGCCGTAAACGGGCAAGGTTCAAGGCGATTTGCGGACAAGTGAACATTCCGTATGGAACCACCCTGAATGGTCAGGGTGGTTTTCTGATCCTGAATGATCTTCCGGTGTGTTCGGCCACCAGCCAAAACGCCTATGACTTCTTCACACAGAATGATGATGGCATGGGGCAGGAACGGGGCGAACTGTTGAACCGGATCATTCCCAAGCTGGAAAAGCGTGATGCCGGGTATCAGGCCCGGTGGGGGAAGATTTGGGAAGATGCCCTTTGTCAGAAGTACAAGCGCCCGGATCAGGAAGAACATTGGATTTGGAACTTCGACTTCTACAACGGCCCTGTTGAGGATTTGCGCTATATTGCCGCCCTGATCGGGGCCTGATAGGAGGGAAAAGCCATGACGATTTATCAGGTGTTGTGCTTGATTGGTGTTCCCGCCTTGATTTTGGCAGTATTCAAATACCTGTGGAGCCAAATCAAGCATAACACCGAGGATTCCAAGGCTTTGAAGGCCGGTATTCAGGCCCTTCTTCGGGCGCAGATGATCAGCGATTTCAATAAGTATTCCGAAAAAGGCTATGCCCCAATCTATGCACGGGATAATTTTGAAAATTGCTGGAAGCAGTATCATTCTTTGGGGGTGAATGGGGTGATGGACGATCTTCACAGAAAATTCTTGGAGTTGTCCACCGATCCCCCGGAAGAATGAGCAGACGAACCAAAAAGCCAAAGCGTGAGTTTTCCAAGCTGATCCTGTATGTGGTGGGGGCCGTAACCGTTGGGGTTACGGCCTTCACCCTTATCATGGTTTGGAAAACTGAAAACCTTGAACCGCTGGCCTATTTGATCCCCGCCATATTTGCTGAATTGGCAACCGCAACCGGGTTTTACTATTCCAAAGCCAAAGCCGAAAACCGGATCAAACTTCGGAAATTGTACGGCCCGGAAATCTATAACGATGCAAAGGAGATTTGAAAAATGCTGAACGCTGTTTTGAACAACCTGATCAATATTGGGTGGGCCATGCTGATCTTTCTGTGTGCGTACCTGTCCAATGTTGCTTTTTCCCTTTACTACAACATCAAGGTTTTGCTTCAGCCCTTCGACAGACAGAAAATGATCAATTCCGGGCTGAAGGTTGCCACCTTCGTTGTGGGCCTGAGCTTGCTTTGTGTAGCAATCACCACCCTTCCGATTTATGCGGATCAGCTTGGGTGGGCAATCCCGGAAGAATACACAGAAATTTTTGCTGATTTGGTTATTGTGGGCGCTGTGCTGATGGTGTCTTGTAAGTATATCGCAGAAGCCTTCACCAAGTTCAGGGCCATTCTTCAGGTGAAAGGAGATACAGAAAATGAGTAATTCCCCCCTTGCAACCTATACCCGGATCACGAAAAACAAAACCAGCCCCCGGAACCATGCCATTGACACCATCACGATTCATTGTATCGTTGGGCAATGGACAGCAAAACAGGGGTGTGATTATTTCGCCACCACAGACCGGCAATGTTCCGCCAACTATGTTGTTGGTAAGGATGGTTCCATTGGCCTTTCCGTGGATGAAAAGGATCGTTCTTGGTGTTCCAGCAACGGCACCAATGACAACCGGGCAATCACCATTGAAGTTGCTTCCGACACCACCCACCCTTACGCCGTTACCGCCAAGGCTTATGCGGCCCTGTTGGATTTGGTAACGGATATTTGCAAGCGGAACGGGATCAAGAAGTTGGTGTGGAGTACGAACAAGAATGACCGTGTGAATCATCGGAACGGATGCAACATGACCGTTCATCGTGACTTCGCCAACAAAGCCTGTCCGGGGGAATATCTTTATTCCCGACACGGGGAGATTGCCTCAGAAGTCAACAGGCGGCTTCAGGGCGCTTCCGCTGGTGGTGGGGTAGTAGTTACACCCCCAACCGCAGAAAAGCCCACAGGCGGCACCACAGGGGCCACCGTGACCCCTTACCTTGTGCGGGTGAAGATCACCAACCTGAATATCCGTAAAGGCCCCGGCACAAACTACGGTGCAACCGGCTACATCCAGCCCGGTATTTATACCATCGTGGCTGAAAGCACCGGCAAAGGTGCGTCCAAGTGGGGCAAACTGAAAAGCGG